GCGTCCGTGAATGCCATCAGATGTAGGATCCGTCACCGCGGGTGAACAGCATGGTCCCGGTGCCGGCAGCAAGCACTGCGGCGGCGTACCTCACCAGGCCGTTGATCGCCAGCATCACGCGTGCGTTCGCCATGACCGGCATATCAACGTTCGAGGCCGACACGGACGGATCTGCGCCAAAGCGCACATAGGCGAGCGAGGCGCTGGTGTTGGTCACCACGATCGAATCGCCGCCCCCCACAAGGAGCACGGCGGCGGATGATGTAGTCGCGCTGAGTGAAGCCGTGCCGGTTGGACGGAACGGCGCGGTGGAACCGATTGCCATGTATTGTCCGTCCTCTGTCGGGTCAGCCGATATGCTCGACCATGACGGCGCGCTTGAACGCGGCGTTGGTCGCGGTCGGGATCGTGGTCGGATTGGTCGTGGTATCCGAGGGAGCGCAGAAGCCGCCGATCCAGTACCAGGACTGTGCGATGATTTGCTGCAGGCGATCGATCGGCTCTCGTGTCACCATGGCCACGTCATCGACAACGGCAACGATCGAGTCCTTCGGTACCACGTCTTCGGCCGCCATCCCGGCAAAGTCGCCCTCGATCAGCGCACCCTGACCACAGATGATCGGCCGCCGGACCATCAAACCGGCGAGCGTCGGATGCGCCTGCACGTAGGCCTCCGTCGTCGGGATGAACCGCAGGCCGAGGAAGTCGTTCGTCATGCCTTGGCGGAACACCTGGTTTGCCGCCGTGGCTCCCTGGAACAACTGTTTGAAATCCGGATCCGCGAACAACTGCCGGGCGGACACGGGGTCGTGATAGCAGTTGTAGACCCCATCGATCTCAGGCACCGCGTTCAAGCGAAGTTTGGCGACCGCATCCAGCAGACAGGCCATTGTCAGCATGTCGGTGGCAGTCAATGCACTGGTCGTGCCACGTTGCGCCGGTCGGACAATCACCGATGCGTTGGCTGCCGTCACGGCATTGCCGGCCGTGCCGTCGGCCACCGACACGTTGCCGGAGAAGGTCAGCACGCCCGATGCACCGTTTGGCGCCGTTGACACATTGCTGACGTCCGCCGTGACGCCGGTCAGGGTGTAGGCGTTCGCGCCAACCGTGACGGTCAGCGGATTCGACGCACCCACCAACTGCTGCACACCGTTGACGAAGGCATATTGAAAGCCGCGGACGTCATCGACGTTGACCGCGGTGCCGGGTGCTCCCAACGTGGTGCGAACCCGCGTGTTGCCGCCGAAATAGCTGCTGAACAGGGCATTGCGCGCCAGCTCGTCGAGGCTGCGCGCCGCCTGCTCGCCGTTGACATAGGCATTCTGCAGGAACTGCGACGCGATGCCCACGCGGCTGGTGACCATATTCAGATCTGTGGTGGCAGCGTAATGGTTGATGGTGATGGTATATTGCTCGACGCCCCACCCCGCCGGGGTCATGCCGTTGTCGAGGTTGGTGTTGGTGCTTGCCGCCAGTGGCGTGGTGATGCTGGGCTTCAGCCCCGCCCGCGTCCTGGTCAGCGTCTCGCCGATGCCGACCGAAATCTTCACCCGATCGGCGCAGGCGCGATAGCCGAGACGTGACTTCAGCGCCTGTTGGAATTCGCGCTCCAAGAAGCCTTGCTGGATGATCGGCTGCAAGGCTGCCGGAAAGTTCTGAATGCCCATTCGGGGATCCCTTCTATGACTGGTGTTTCAGGATTGCCGCACGGGCGGCTCGGTATTCGTCATCGGTCATGTCGGTGGCCAGCTTTTGTCTGGGCGGTTGCGCCGGGGGTGGGCTGGCTGGGCTGGACGACGACGCACCGCCGAACAACCAGGGCTTTGCTCGTCTAAGTTGCGCCATGAGCTCTGCAGCGTTCGCCAGTTCACCGTCCGGGGTGAGCTCCACACTCTTCAGGTCGAGCAACTTCAGGCCATCGAGATCGACGATCCCGGCCCGCACCGCCTCGACCTTCAGCTCCGCACGAACGATGCGCGCTCGGGCCTCCTGCTCAATTTCCCCCAACCGGCGTTCCGCTGCCTCGGCGCGCGCGCGCAGTTCCGCAACCGGATCGGTGTCCGATCCGGCAGGCGTGTCGTCTTCTGACATCAATTGCTTCCGTTGGTGTCCTGGTCGGCTGCGATGCGGGCGAGTTCAGCGGGCACGTCCTCGATATCGAACGTGTCGGCGATCGCCTTCACGGCACTCTCGCGGCTGATCTGGCCCGCATTCGCCAGGGTACTCAGGGTCTGCGCGTCCTTTTGCCGATCATCCGCAGTGGTCGGATACCAGCGCGGCCAGTTGAGCGAGAGCCGCGCAACGGGGTCCATCGCAGGAAGCTCCTGCCCGAGGGCCCGCAGCCGATAGACCTGCGATGCCCGCAACACCATGCGCGCAAGCGACAACAGGGCACCCTCGCCATAGCTGACACGCAGATTGTCGGCGAGCCATACCAAACCCTGGTTCATTAGCTCCAGCGCACGGCCCGATTGAGCGGCCGTGAGCCGATCGGCGTTCGCCCGGTTGCCGTGGACGCTTTCCAGTGCAAGCTCCCGCAGTGTCCGCACGTATTCGATGACCGCGGCCGACGCCGTCCCTCCGATCTCCAGCAGCCTGGCGTCGCCTTTCTCGCTGACCACAAGTGCGTTGCCGGCGCCCTTGATGATCTCGCTGTCGGTGGTGGCAGGCTCCTTGATCAGCAACGTCGGGTCGCTGCTGTATTTCAGACCGCGGCCGGCCTGACTAAGCTGATAGTCGATCTCGATCTGCGTTTCGATTGCGGCACGGAATGTGCAGGCGCCATCGGCAGCGTCACTGGTTGACGACGGACCAGGCAGATTGCGGATCCATACCATCGGCACGAAGCCAAGGCCGTGCTGGACGCTGCGCTCCTCATCAATGTCGGCGTCGAATGCACTGTCAACCGGCAGCGGCATGAACCAGGTCTCGCCCTCGGTGTCCCAACTGCGTGCGAACCAGTGGTCGATCCCGGTGTCGGCGATTTCGTACCCGCTCGAAGCGAGAAGCGCACCCGGCACCTTGTACTTCTCCGTCACCCGGATCAGCGTGTCTGGCTCCTGGGCGTCCCATTCGGGCGTCAGGTATGTGGTATCGAGAACGTCGAAGAAGATGCGCCCACGCAGCACGCGCATGAGAATCGCGACGGAGCCGATGGCGCCTCGCATCGCCGCCTCGGTCATTGTCAGATTGAGACGAGTCTCCTTGGCAACATCGGCTAGTGCAGCGCGGACCACCCGGTCGGCGCAATCGATCGTTGGGAAATGACCCTCGCTGAACAGCAGTGAAACGCTGTCCTCCACAACAATGCGACAGAGGGCGTAGCGTACACTGGGTCGGCGATTGCGCAGCGGGATGTACTCACCGCCCGCGCCACGCTCCTCATGGAACTGATACGGCAGGACATCGTACAGTTTGCCATCAAGCACGCGCTTCAGGATATCCAGCGAACGCACGCGCGGCTGATAGTGTGGATCGCGCGGAATGAGGTTGCAGATCGTCTCGAACATGGGACCGTTGAGATAAAGATCGCGTCGGCTAGCGAGCCAGGAGCGGCAAGGAGATACGGCGCGCTGGCGCTCCAGCCTCGGTAAGCATTGTGAAGGCGCGCGACAGCGCATCGACCTGGTCGTCTTTGCGGCCGAACGGGAAGTCCCGCAGCTCCTCGAGGAAGGCGTGGTTCCATCCGCCGCGCACCATTGCGAAGTTGCCTGCCTCGATCTGAGAAGCCACCGGCCCCGCGCGCGTCAATTTGGCACCCGTCTCACGTGAGGTCTCTATGCGATGGCCGGCAAGCTGGCCGGTGAGGTAGTGGGCCTGATGCTTACCGGCCTGCCCGGGGTCTTCCGCCAGACCGATGCTGACGGACGTACCGTCCACACGTGCGGTCTCGGCAATGGCAGCTTCTACCTGGTACGGGGTGCCGCGCATGCGCATCACATCAAGCACGATGAAACGACCGGACTGCTGACGCGTCAGCTTCACACCGGCCGTCCAGTCGGGGTCGTTGCCGCCGGTTGCCGCGGTCGCGGCGAGATCCCATGCACGCACGACCCTACCGTCGGAGCGCGTCGGCAGGGCATCCAGGATGTCTATGCACTCGGTCTTGAACAGGCTCCCGACGATTGGCCGCGGCGATTGCTGGTACAATGCGGACCACGCCCGCTCACCGATCGTGTCGCGCCGCCGCATCAGGGCGCGTTCGTCCTCCCAGTCCGGCCACAGCGGAGTACCTGGCTGGCGCCGAAGTGGATCGTTCTCCTCGGCAAGAGCGGGAAGGCGGATCACGTGCCATTCCGTCGGATTCTGCGCGAGCAGGCGGCCGGCCAGATCGTCTTCATGCCAGCGCGTCATGATCAGTACGATCCGGCCGCGTGGTTTGAGACGGGTGGTCAGATCGAATCTGTACCAACTCCAAAGCCGTTCGCGCAGGACGGGACTGTCGGCCTCGGCTTGCGACTTGATCGGATCGTCGATGACAACGAGATCCGCGCGCCGCCCGACCAGTGGGCCCCGAATTCCGGCCGCGAAGTACTCGCCCTTGTCTGTAGTCTGCCAGTGGCCCGCCGCCTTCCGGCCGGCGTGCAGTCCGTAGCCCAGCAGGTCCCCATACTCTCGTACCAGTTCGCGCACCTGACGCCCGAAGTGTTCGGCCATGCTCGCCGTGTGCGATGTGGCGATCATCGAGCTGGCCGGATGCTGCGTGAACCACCACGCGGGGAACAGCAAGGATGCATATGTCGACTTCGCCGATCCCGGCGGCATCAATACCATCAAACGATCGATTTCGCCCCGGCACACGGAATCGAGTCTGTCGAGCAACAGACAGTGATGCGGTGCCGGGCTCTGTCCGATTCTTGCCACGGCCCAGGATGCCCAGGCGAGCAGACTGGAATGGATCGTGCCACGCGGACTGGACTCCTCAGTCTCGTTCTGCGAGTCGTGCGAGGAACCCGGCATCTTTTCAGGTGATGGAGTTCCCGATGAGCCCGCCGTGGGTCACAGCCATGGGGCGACACGCCCGCATGACCTGCCCGGAGAGCATTGCAGATGATTGAAGCGGCAATCGGAGGCGGCGAACTTATCTGTAGGGTGTGCCGCTTGCGCTTGGCGTCATTGTGCCAGAGTGAATAGCAGAAACTGGGGTAGATGGGCAAGAAGAATTTGAAAAAAATCCTAGGCCTCTGTTGCGGCCGGTTTTCGCTCTGCGGCGGGGTTCTGCTTCTGTCCCTGCTCGTGGGTGGATGTGATGGGGATGTGGGTGAGCGCCTGCAGTCCGGAAAGGTTTTGGCGTGGTATGGGCTCCAGGGCCGCTGGGTTGGCCCCGTTGTGCCGGTTGAGCCCACCTGCGGTGCACCGACGCAGGCTCTTATGACAATTGGCAAGAAGGGGTTCGGGCTCGATCCGTTCCAGAGCACAGCGGTGATTCACGGTGACGTCGGTGATGATGGCCATCTCCGCGGCAGCCTCGTCCGCCAGGGAGCCGATCATCAGGATCTGTCGATAGGTTTCGAGGGGATGGCGGCCGGATCGGACGCGATCAGCGGCACTTTGCAGTCCGGCCGCTGCCATTGGACAGTGACGCTGCATCGCGGTTGAGCCGCCCCTGTAGCATTGACGGTATA